CGGTACGATGTCGCTTTCACGGTACATTGAGCGGATTTTTTCCGCACGCAACCCCAGCGAACGACGTAATACCACTTCCGGTAGCGCGTCCGCCACCTGATTGCGGACCGCCCACCAGGATAATTCAGCCAGCGATAATTCCCGCTCCTGTGTGCCATTCATTGCGTGACGGATGACGTCAATCATCCATGCTGACAAGTTTTGTTGAGCAAGTTGCCCGAGTGACTCTGATGTCTGGTCGCGCAGCTGGTTGTCACAGTGCCAGCACAACACCATCGCGCCGGTACCGTAACGATGTATGACGGTTTCGCTGTGGTGATAGTCACCATGAGGCCACTGGCAGGATTTAACATGACGCAGGAGCCAGTCAGACAATGCGCCAGCGCCGCCAGCAGCACGAATCGCCCGCTCATCGCTGAAAAATGGCAGTAATGATTTATCTTCCACGAGCGGCTGGCGAACGGCAGGAACAGCTCCTGACGGCAGACTGCGCATGCTTTTCGGTTCCGGCTCCACCAGCACTCGAGGATTATGAAATACCTGCATGGATTCACGACCAGGCTTAAGGACCACCAGCCCGAGTTCCGGTACCAGAACAGGTCGAAGTAATACCCGCACGTTACCTCCAGATCCGTTGCTGGAATGTGCGGGACGGACGCGGCGGCCGTTCGGAGTAAGGGAGCCTGACGGAGATTATCCAGTGACGGTAGTCGAGGCTAAGGGCTTTTTTAACCTCGCATCCGCGCCTGCGGTAACACTGAATTATCCATTCGGCCTGTTCTTCAGTGCATGGGGGATGCTGGTACCAGTCAGATTTGAATGCGTGAAAACACCGTCCGCGCCTGCTGGCAAAGACGGCAGAATCATCAGAATTGTATAATTTGGTATCGTGCGCCATCGGTTGTAAGTGCGGGTGCGTTGAGGATGCCTGACTCATCAGAGGTGGCGAGGGATTTCTCCCTCGCCTGGTCTCTTACTCCTCAGGTTCGTAAGCTGTGAAGACAGCGACCTCCGTCTGACCGGTTCGGATTCGTACCTCGCAGAGGTCTTTCCTCGTTACCAGTGCCGTAACAATGACGGTTAAACAGATGACGATCAGGGCGACTAACATCGCCTTTTGCTGCTTCATAGCCTGCTTCTCCTTGCCTTTCGGCACGTAAGAGGCTAACCTACATGTGTTCAGCATGGATTGAGCCTCAGATTAATGTTAAGCGTCCTGCAAGACGCGTAATGTTAACTGGGGCTTTTCTCTATCTGCCTTTTGGTGTTCATGCCTGAGACAGATAGCCTCAAGCACCCGCAGCAATTCTACTTAACTCACGTCACCTCGCCAATATAAAATCAATCAGAGAGGTGATTCATAAGAACAATAACAAGACAATAAATTGCCATTACAGCCGCAATAGCCAGCGCACATTTCAGAACCAGCACGATGACCTCCCACATTTGACGTACACGTGCATGATTCAATATGTGGCAATCTCCTCCTTGCTTCAATGCAAAATCAAGTATTGTTGTATAACTATTTAACCAACTCCCTATCCCCGCATCTCAGGCGCCCAACTTATGTGTGCGGGGCGTTTTTTAATACCTTACCCCCAGCGGCAAATCGAATACACCGCCAGTACAATACCTACTGTTGTGAATGCCTCAGGCCAGCTCATTGATTCACCTCCTTCGTGGTTCTGGTAGCGGCATCCAGTCGGTTACATTGCGGCTCTGTGTTTCAAAAAATTCATTACCATTGCGGACAATATCGAAAAACTCACCGTCTCGATATTGCGCATGAAGAACGAATGCGCCATCACATAAAATAATTACGTGCTGACCATCACCTGGCATTCGCTCACTACAGCTTATCCAACCGCCCGAAGTTACCGGAGAGTTGCCAGTCTTACGCATGGCAATCTCCACGATTTCAACCATATCTCCTGGTGGAATTTTACAGTGCTGACCCAAATGCCTCTGCTGCCAGGCATACTCAAGGATGTGCTCCAGTTTGGTTCGATTAATCATGATTTATCTCCCTTAAGCATGGCTGCACGACAGGCCTCTTTGAGCACCCAGTCAACCGCGTCTTTCCATGCTCCGGTTTCGACTGGCGGATTTTCACGCTTAACCTGTTCATAGAAACGCACTGCTTTAATCAATCCTTCTGGTGTCAGTGACACAGGTGTAGCGGTGAATAGAGGTTTAGGTGTTATCTCTGCACGTTTTGCGTATGCTTCAACTGTGTCAGGATTAAACAGGATTATGTTTTCGCCGTATTCCCACGCTATCGGCTCTGCTTCCAGCGATGCCAGAGCAATTTTGAATAACTCACCCTCTACTCGTGCCACCCCTGAATTGGGGTGGCATTTCGCAATCGCTATTTTTAATTTAGCTTCTTCGATTAATTGCTCTTTTGTTAATTCAGTCATTTTTCATTACCGCCCTTTCGGGCGGCCTCCTGATGTTTTGAGGGTGCAGGAATCCCTCCTGTTAAGGATTAAATTTTATTTACAGTGCTGAGATTAATTATTCAGATTTGAATTATGTTTTCTCTTTCACTTCACGCAGTCCTGATTGTTAATTTGGCTCACAGTACCACCTCCTGCAAACTTCCCTTCCAGAAAGCCAGCACGCGCTGCATAGTTTCGCTCTGACGGCACTCTCGGCAAATTATGTTCTGTCTCCTGTTGTAACGGCGTATTTCACCATCTGGCAATGAATAAATCAGGTCAGGGTCGCTCTTCTTTTTCACTGCCGCTCTCGACATTTTTTTGCAGGCTTTTATCCAGTCCTTACGAGCCTGTTCTGAAGGAAATATTCCATGGCCTGAACCATATAGCGTGCCACTAACTACCAGCTCTTTCGCCAGAACTTCTATCAGGTGTCTCGTTGCTCCGGTTTCATCCTCCAGTTGCTTACGTGTTTTCCTCCCATCTCTGCGCACCAGTTCCACAATACGCGCCTTCAGTTGCTCCCGATATTCAGGTGTAAAAACGTTTCTCATAAGTGCCTCACCTTTCCGACACAACGCGACTGGAGGAATCGACAATCTGTCGGACAATATCCCGGTGTTTATTCAGCTCCCGCAGCGCGGCGCAGACGCGCTCCCACTTCTGGACATGATTTTTCGCCCGGCGCAGTTCGCGGTTTGCCAGATGCAGCGATGGTAAAATCAGGTCATCCGCCCGCGTTTCGGTGAACGATGGCAGCGACTGCACAATGTCCGCCACAGTTTCTGTTTTAATTTCTTCCTGTGTTACAGTTTCCTGTGCTGGTAACGCAACACCTGCTGGCTGAGGAAAGGCTTTACCATCTGTTTCCGTTACCAATGCGGCTTTCGGCTCTGCTGGTAAATTATCGTCCGGCATGCAGTAACGAAATTTACCGTTCTGATTTACGCGAATCAGGCGACCTTTGCTGATTGCCTGAGCCAACGTTGAAGCCACTTTGCGTGATGTGATACCGAACAGCGTAGCCAGCTCATCAGCCGTTTGTGGTCCGCGTTGTTCAATCGTCGCCGTTAAATCGCACTCTGAGATTTTCGCTACTGTTGCCGTGGTAGTTTCTTCATGAAATTCAGCCCGGGATGCTTGTTCCTGCTGAGCATTGCTACCAGCCACACGCCAGGTGTACGCGGTTTTATCAACGAAACCAGATTTTTTCAGTTCCCACAGCTCATTCAGTACCTCTTCACGACTGATATCAAGTCGCGCAGCAAGTTCTATGGATGTGGCCTTTCCCATCGCTTTCAGTGCGTCAAAAACAGTCTCCATTAAAATTTCCTCCCGGTAAAAATCACTTCGTGATTCCTGGCTGGACGACATTCGGGCGCCAGCTTTCCCAGTTAAAAGTCACCCAGCGCCCGCCGTTCATGGTCATGCGATCCATAATCCTCTCGCCGAGCAACGTTTTCATGGCCTCATAGTTCAGGTTTGTCAGCATCCCCATACTGCGCATCGATGCTGTCCGGCGATCAACAATCTGATGCAGCACCACCTGCTCGTTTTTCGTCTCACGCTGAATGCCAATTTCATCAAGAACCAGCAGATCCACTTCGCACAGTTCCCGCAAAAATTTTTCGCCTGACTGCCCGTCGTCATAGCTGGCGTGCAGGGCACTCATAACATCAGCCACAGTAACCACTATCACTGTCTGGCCGTCTTTCAGCAGGCGATTCCCGATAGCCGCCGCCAGATGGTTTTTTCCGGTACCAGGTTTTCCGCTGAACGCGAAATTTGTGCATCCGGTCATCAGTTCATCAGCGATGGATTTCGCCTGACTTAACGCGTATCGCTGGCCGTCGTTCTGTACATGGTAATTCGCAAACGAGCATTTACGGTGCAACGGCTGGATGCCTGAGCGATTCAGAATTTTTTCCACCCGCAACTGGCGATTCAGGCGGTTGATCTCCTCGCTACGCTTCTGGCCTTCAGCAAGTTGCCACTCGCGCCACTCCGCTACCGTTCTGAATGGGGCGGTTACATGTGGCGGGGTCAGTCTGCGGATACGTTCCAGAACGCCGCCTGTCGCAATATTTTTCATGGTTCGTTACCCCCTGAACCCCGGAGGAATTTCGGTGTCCGGTTCAGAAATATGATTCACACAACGCTGTACAGGTGAACGCCCCAGGCGGATGACCAGTTCGTCCCATTTTTCGCGGAGCTTTGACGGGCTCATGATGTTTTTTACCCAGAATGGATCCCGCTGTACCCGCCCAAACATTTCGCAAATTTGTCTGTGAGTTCTGCCATCCAGCATCCGCATTGTGCGCACGTCATTGGCCCACGCGGTCCAGTTTGGTTCTTTCGGTCGCGTGATCTCGCCATCATCGCTGGCCGCCTGCTCGTAAAGACTCACGATTCGTCCCCAGATCCACTGTGCGCACGCCAAATCTTCCTGACTTCCCCACTGGCGTTTTTTCGCACTGAACACAACCGCATCAGGGTGTCGGGTAAAAAAATCCTGTTCAGCCGTCTGCGGGTCCGGTTGCGAAGCGTCCGGACAAGAAGATCTTTTATCTGATGGATCAGATTTTAATACTGACGGATCGGGGTCAATCATCGCCCCCCTAACCGACCGTTTTTTATCAACGGTTGATCCATCAAAATTTGACGGGTCAACCGTTGAGGGGTCAATATTTGACGGGTCAACCGTTAACGGGTCATTTTTTGCCGGGCTAATTTTTCTTTTCGGTTTATATGCCTCTCGCGCCGCCGCTGCTGCAGCTTCGAGTTTTTCCACATTAAGCCGGTAGATATTGCTTACGTTACGTCCGCCAACCTTACGCTCTTCCTTTGTCAGCCAGCCGCTTTTTTCCAGTTCCGCTATCGCCGCTTTAACCGTTGATTCACTCTTTGCCCCAATCTGACGACGAATGGTCTCTACTGCAGGCCATGACACACCTTCATCATTGCTGTAGTCTGCAAGACGAGCCATCACTGCCACCCTGGATAAGATCATGCCGGTGAAGGCACACCCTTCCCAGACAAGACCATGAAGCTTGCTGCTCATAAAAAACCCCGAACACCGTGCTTTTAGTGCATCACCACGGCATTTCCTGCCGGGCCACCGCGATTAATCTGGTTGAAACCAGCAATTGCCACCGCAATAAAATCATCTGCATCCCTCACCAGCCGCTCCCGCGTCTCCAGCAGCTCCCGAAAATAGGCTGAACTGTGACTGCGCATTCGGGCCACCAGCAGAGGCGGCATTGCCTTTTCGATCGCTGGTAACAACGCCTGAATTTTTTTAACCGCATCAGGGGTGTCTTTCTCCACCCAGCGGAAAATTTTCTGAGTATTGCGAGCCAGGGCTTCAGGATGGCTGTCGTCATATAATTCCGGGAACGTCATACCCAGCTCAAAATAAGCCCGGGTTATTTCAGCCGCCGGAACTTTTTCACCGTCCGGATGCGCCCAGGCATTCATCACCATGCGGATGTGCTCATGCTTGATTATCATGAATCAAGCTCCTGGAAAGTGGTTGTGTTAACGTTTTGGTATCTTCCAGCTCGGGCCAAATATTCATCCAATCAAAAGGCCTTAGTTGCTGACGTGTAACTTCACCATTACTGGCTCGCTCAATAAGGACACATAACGATGCCCCTAACACTTGACCTTTACTCAATGCCTTTCTTAGATAACCGATGCTAGTACCACACTCACATGCAAACATACGCTGTTCATCTGACGAAAGAGAATTGAGAAATATTCTTAATTCTTCCATGGCTACTCCTTAGTAAACTACGGTCAAGAATACCCACAGGTAAACAAAAGTCAATACCTATGGGTTGTTTACCTTGCGGTAATCGCATCTATTATTTACCTATGGACAAATATGAATTTAGACGACAGCAACTCATCAAAATTCGTGATGAGAAATGCGATGGTAAAGCGGTTAACGTGGCCAGAAAGATCGGTCGCGAGCCTTCTTATGTATCAAGAATGTTGTACCCAGAGGGGAAAAAAGGAAAAAAACGGATCGCTGATGATATGGTGGAGATTATCGAAGAGTCCTTTGGGTTACCCCGGGGATGGATGGATGGTATCGTTTCATCATCAACGAACACAGCCTCCAATTATGAAACAAGGGTTCTAACGCCACGACAACGTATTTTTTTAGATCTCTTAGACGAACTGCCAGAAAGTGAAACGGATAACTTATTAAAAACTCTTGAAGAGAAAAAACAGTATTACAATATGATCTACGAAGAAATCCGTAAAAAGAAAGCACAAAACGCGTCATAACTCACCAAACAACCAGCCACCAGTTAAGACACCCCAAAATTTTACCCATGGGTATTTACTTTTTGAATACCTATGGGTATCCTTTATTTCATACCAACCCTCCCCGCCCCACAGAACGCAGGGCAATACTTTGAGTTACCAGGCAGTGGTCAGGGGTTAAGTAGCCAGCCCGAGGCGT